ACCCCCGACTCGTCGAAATGCAGCCCGAGCTCGGTTGCGAGCGCCTTCAGTTGGGAGCGCTTCGCCTCTTTCGGGTCAGCAGCGGCTGGGCCCGGCTTTTCTGGAGCGGCTTTAGGGGCAGCAGCGGGGACCTCCGGCTCATCAGCGACGCCGTCGTCGACCTGACTCTCTACGGCCTTCCACCGGTCGGCGAAAGACTTCGGTGCGGACGGCGCGGGGGGCTGGTCAGCAGCGGGGACAACAACGGCGGGGGCGACGACTGGAGCAGCAGCGAGCTCAGGCGGCATTAGGCATCATTCCTGGGGGCGGTGGAACCATCCCAGGCGGCAGCATGCCCGGGGCTGGCGGAGGTAGTGCTCCGGGTGGCAACGGACCCGTGGGAGGCGAGCCCATTGGCTGCCCACCCGGAGCGGTGACGGCCGGCGGGTTCATCAAGGCGTCGAGTTCTTTGATGTACCGGACCAGCAGACCGAGGTTGAACTCGGCCAACGTGGCTTCATCTTCGGGCAACGTCATCTGGTCCACGCGAATGCGGAACCACGACGCCGCGAACCGACGAAGCGCTTGAGGCTTGTTGATGATGAACCCCTCGGGGCCCTGGTAGTCGCCCGCCGTCCAGCTGTCGCGGTCGGCGTCGGTGTACTTCTCAATCAGCGCGTCGACGTATTCGAACTCGCTGTTTTCGACGGACATCTCCGACTCGAGGTCAGGCCAGCCGATGAGCGACTTGGCCGTCTCTTGGCTGACCATGCCCTGCTGGTAGAGTTCCGACACCATCTGCTGGCGGCCGGCTGGATCGTGCGGAAGCGCGGAGGCGGGGGCGACCGAGACGCTGAATTCGTCGTCTTCCACGTCGGCATCGTTGAACTTGATAGCGCGGATGAGCCGCTTGCCTGCCCACTGAATCAACAGCTCGGGGTCATGCTCGGCGAGCTCACGGAGGCGCCAGACGTACTGGTGGGCCAGGTCGACGAAAGCTTGCTCGTAGCGCTGCGCCTTGACGAGCTGGCGGCCAGCCTTGGTGTCGTTCAGCGTCATCATCGCGACGCCGCTCGAGACGCCTTGCTCTCGCCTCGCCGCCGCGCTCACTTGCGACACGCCGATCGCGTCCCAGAAGTTCTGGACGGCGTACTGTAGAAAGTCCATCTCGGTCGGCGAGAACGGGACGGACAGGCTTTCGTTCGGCGGCATACTGCCGTCGTACGGCACCGCGACCACTGCATCGTTCAGCGCGAGGTCGTCAGGCTTGACCGTGTCGCGCGGGTAGTAGATTTTCTTGCCGCTCGCCACGATGGCGCGGTACTGCAGCCGCAAGTACAGCTCGGAGCAGAACTGAGCCTGTTCGCCGCCCTCGTCAGCAATGCCTGAATACCAGGGGCCTTCGCGGTGCGGCTCCCAGCCGAGCATCACGATCGGGAAGCTCGGCGCGTCCCAGTCGCCAGAGTCGACCACTTCGCCGCCGATGACCGCGCACCACTTGCCGGGGTTGTCGGGTGAGTCGGGTAGCCTGTACGCGAACTGCAACTCGATGGTCTTTGAGTCGCGGGGCTTCGCGCCGGCCGCGCCGTACCACTCGTAAGGCTGAGCGCCGCGGATTGCCGCCACCGACTTGGGCCACAGCAGCGCTGCTTCTTCTTCCTGAATCGGCTCACGGTGGTAGAGACAGCGCGGGTATCGACCTTCGCTCGGGTCGAACCAAATATCCACGCAAGGGAGCAGCTTATGGGCAACGCGCTTGTTGGCGACGTCCGAGTAGACCTTGATGCACGCCACGCCCTGGGTAGCCGCCTCGCAGCCGGCATCGGTCATCAGCGCCCAGACGTTAATCCAGCGCCCTTGCCGCTGGTTGATGATGCCCTCGCAGATTCGGTCGAGCTTGTACGCGCGTCGGCGGATGGCCCACGTCGCGCCGCTCGTCTGGAATTGCGGCTTCGGCTTCTGCGGCGCGTAGACGCTGCTCACGGCCGTTGCGATCGCTGAGCGGACCAGCCCTAAGCGGTCACGCGCCATCACATCGGAGTCGCCGTCAGCCGCGTTGTAGCCGCTCGCGCCCTGCCCGTTCATGCGGCGACGCTCGTACAACTCCAGGTTGTGCTTGTACCGGACGCGCCGCCCCTGCTGCTCAGTCTTGAAGGCGCTCACCAGCCGCGCGACTGCGCCACCCATCTCCTCTTTGGCAAGCTTGTGCCAAGCCGTGCCATTGAGTTTCTTGGTGATGGTGCGTTTTGGTGCCATTCAGCGTCGGCGCTTTTTGAGCTGTTCGGCTATCATTCTCTCGCGTTCGGCCTTTACTTGCAAGGCCTGGTGTGCCGCTGTGCCATATTCCGGTTGTGGCCCATGCTGTGCCGCGTTGTAGCGCGGGAACAGGGCTCGGACGATGTAGAGCATCGAGTCGCAGCAGTGCCGGCGAAAGCGCTCGTCTTCCTTGCCGGTCTCCTCGTCGAACTGGAGCTTTCGAGCCTCTGTCATCAGGTCCGCACATGCCGGATAGTTCGCCTTGAGTTGCCCCGAGCTGATGAGCCCGCCGACGTACTCCTGGAAGGCGCGCTTGTTGGCCTTCTCGGCCGCCTCGCACGTGACGCCGAGCGCTTCCATCTGCTCCGTCCAGCCGCCGCCGAGCCCGCCCTCGTCGACCACGATGCGCAAGCCGCACCCGGTCTCCGTTCGGATGCGCTCGCGCAAGTCCTGGCAGTAGGTAGCGAGCTTGCCCGGAAACATCCTGTCTTTGAGGTAGCTCTTCAGGATGTAGCCGTTGCCCGTGCCCCGCTGCGAAGCTGCCAGAGTGAACGCCAGCGTCTTGGCGCCTTCTGAGTAACCAAGGTCGACGCCGAGCCCGAAAGTCCACTCCGCCTCGGGGTTGAGCCCGTAGAAGGCCTCGCTCGTCGGCGTCCAGCTGTTCGTGTCGGCGGTGAACGGGTAGATGAGCGCGCTGGCGTCGTGCACCCACTTGCCCAGCCACTCACGCTGATAGGTCGCGTTGTCCTCGCTCCAGCCGTTGCGTGCTCGCGTTTCTGCCAGCACTTCGTCGGCTCGAGCGGCAAAGTGGGGGTTCGAGCGGATATCCCAGTGATGTTTATGCGACCAGCCAGGCGAAACGCCGGTTGTGGCCGCGTGGAAGTAGCCCACGTCGATGGGCGAGGGGGTGCCGGTCAGGGCAATCTGCCCCTCGTGGTCTGCGAGCGCCGGCTCTATGGCATCCTCCACCAGCGGCTGCAGCATGTCGTCGGGGAAGCCTTGCGCCTCGTCGATGCAGACGCGGTAGAAGGCTTGCCCGCGGAACTTGTCAATCTCGCGCCGGTCACTGCAGCCGGCGATCCACAGGCTCGAGCCGTTCGCGTGCTGGACGATGAGGTGCCCGTCGCGCGTGGTCTCTCGGAGCGGCAAGCCGTACTCCTTGACCATCTTGAGCATGATTCCGTCCCACAGAATCTGCCGCGCCAGGCCGCGCGAGAGGCCGATGTAGACCTGACGCGAGCCTGGCTTGTCGACCATGCCGCCGTAGAGCCAGCCGGCAATTCCCGTCGTCTTCCCGCCGCGGCGCCCACACAGCGCCGTCTTGCGCTTCGCCGGGTCGCGAACGAACTCGGCTTGCTGGACGTTGCGCTCGATGGCTTCCAGGAAGCGGGGCCGGCCCGCTGCCATGTGAAGCGCGTCAAGCAGGCGCGCGGGTAGGTGCTGAAGGCTCAAGCAGCCTTGGCCACGAGGTAGCCGGCTAGCCTCATCAGCTTCGCCACTTCCTCGAGGTCTGCAGCTCGGGAGTCTCCGTCACCATCCTTTGCGCGCCGCTCGGCCTCGGTCAGCACGCCCATGATGCGCGCCGCGAGCTCGATGCACCGGACCATGCCGGAGCCGTCGGGGTTCGCGTGCACCTCGCCGTGCTTGTCGGTGTAGTTGCGCCCGCTCTTGGCCGTGTCGTAGGCCTCGTCACACTTGCCCAGCAGCGCGCGCTTCCTGTCCTCGTACGTGGGCAAGTCGGCCATTGACGCGAACGACGTGACCTGCCGCTCCAGCACGCCGAGCTTGCCCTTTGCGTTCATGACTCTTCGATAATAGCAAGAATTTCGTCTTCGCGCACGATGCGCGTGTCGCCGAAGTCGCCGCCCTTGTTGTGGCGCGGCATCGACATGTCGGTCTCCCAAGCCTGCCCAGCGAGCGCATCAACCAGCACGCGGTCACCAGGTCGCGTCTCGTTCGGCACGAACTGGCGATCGCATGTGCCGTTCGCGCCGACCTTGGCTTGGCGGTAGTGACCGGGGCCAGAGGCTGTGACGCGGGCGTAGCGACTGCCGCGGGCGCCCTGGCGTGACTGCTGCGGCAAGTGCAAGCCGCTGGCCGTCATGGTGTCGAGCGGCTCGAAGGTGAGCAGCACGTTGTCGGCGTACATTCTCACAGGACTTCTCCCAGCATGCCGGAGCTGAACAGGATGGCCCGCCCGCCGTTGTCGAGCGTAATGAGCACGTTAGTTCCGACGACGCGCATTTCCTTGATGATGCCCGCGACGCCGTAGCCGGTGGTCATGTACACGCCGACCGTGAACCCGCTGTCGCCGTTCGGCAGCATCACGTTGGCCGGCAGCCGCACGCCGTGGAGCAGGGTCACATCTGCTGGTTTCTCATTCGCCATTCTTTGCCTCTTGGTCGAAAAGCGCTCGGTACACCCGGCGCTGGAAGTCGTAGTCATGAGTCGTGCCGCGCGCGAACGCTTGGAGCATGTGCCACATGGCCGTCCGCTCGAAGGCTTCGCGCCCGGTGTAGCTCTTCTGGTTGCTGCTCGCGTCCATCACGTCGAGCCGCATGTCGCGCCGCTCGCCCTTGCTGAACGACCAGGCCGTGATTGGCGCGCCCGTCTCCTCCAGCATCGCGAGCAGGTGCGGGCCCCAGTCGAGCCACGGCGAGTAGTCGCGCTCGTGGTGCGAGTAGTGGACCGACGCGGTTGCGTGCGTGGCGTACTTCAGCCGCGGGAAGCGCTCATGCCACAGGTTGGTGTGCGCCACTTCGAGCGGGACGCCTTCACGTTCGGCCGCGTCCAGCAACTCGGCGCACCCTTCCCAGGTGAGAGCGAGCGGCTTTTCAATGAGCACGGGCTTGCCCACTGAAATGGCAATCCGACCCAAGTCAAGGTGGCCAGCTGGGTGCGTTGCGATGACGACCGCATCGACCGTTTGGAGCCAGTCGATGTAGTCGTCAGCCTTCACCCGTCCCGGCACTTGCGACGTGATGAGGCTACCGCTGTTGCGCGGGTCGAGGTAGCGGTCAGCTTGCGGCCCGCGGCCGACTAACCCGATACGCATCGCTTGAGCGT